GTCCAGTTGGTCCAACATCTCCGTTTGTGCCAGCAGTTCCTTGAGGTCCTGTTGGTCCAACAACACCTTGCACCCCTTGAATGCCCTGTATACCTTGCGGTCCTGTCGGTCCAACAACGCCTTGTATTCCCTGTGGTCCAGTTGGTCCAGTATCGCCAGTTAAACCAGTTGCCCCTGTTGGTCCTGTCGGTCCAACGACACCTTGTATTCCCTGTTCGCCTTGAATACCTTGAGCGCCAGTCGGACCCGTTGGTCCAACAACGCCCTGTATGCCTTGGATGCCCTGCGGTCCAGTCGGTCCAGTTGGTCCAACCTCTCCTTGGATGCCTTGGTTGCCTTGGATTCCCTGTATTCCCTGCGGTCCAGTCGGACCCTCAATCCCTTGGATTCCTTGAGCGCCCGTGGGTCCAGTTGGTCCAACAACAGTAGAATCAGCCCCAGTTGGTCCAGTTGAGCCAGTTGGTCCAGTAACCCCTTGAGGTCCAGTTGGTCCTTGAATTCCTTGTAGGCCTTGCTCGCCTTGGATGCCTTGAACACCTTGTGGTCCAGTTGGACCAACATCACCCTGTATGCCTTGAGCGCCTGTCGGACCAACAACGCCTTGGATACCCTGCGCACCAATTGGTCCTGTTGGTCCTGTTGGTCCAGCCGAGCCTTGCGCACCAGTTGGTCCAAGCTGAGTATAGGTTACTTGTTGCGTAGTAACAATTACGGCTGGAGAAATTGGGGTCGTTGGTGTTGTGCCGCTTGCAATAGTTTCTAAAGATACAGTTGTACCTTCTGCTTGCCAATATATTTGAACGTAATTGCCAGCCGCTACCTCAAAAGTATAGTTACATACCGCAATAAAATTGCCATCAAACCCAGCCCGTGAAGGCGTTACGGCAAATAATGACGCTGAATCAGGAACGTCTGTGCCATTTTTTCTAATCCAAACTCTTGTATCTACATGGTCAGCAGACGTATTAACCATTTGCAAAGAATAAGTTAAGTTATATACGCCGTCATGTGCGTAAGTAATTTTGCTACCATCAACAATGCTTACGCCGTTACTATCAGGATCAGTAGTGTTAATTGTGATTGGATACGCTACTGTTGTGCTGGCAATAGTCTGTACGGTGTCATCAAAAAACCCGCCCCAATACGCAACCGTACCGCCAGTTCCAATAGGACCTTGAGCGCCAGTTGGTCCAGTTGGACCAGTAATGCTATTTCCTTGAATGCCCTGTGACCCAGTTGGACCAGTTGGTCCTGTCACGCCTTGAATACCTTGCGCACCTGTTGGACCAACAAACCCTTGTTCGCCTTGAATTCCTTGTGGACCAGTCGGACCTTCTACGCCTTGAATGCCCTGATCGCCTTGAGCGCCTGTTGGACCAACTGCGCCTGTCGGACCAACTACGGTAGAGTCTGCGCCTGTTGCCCCTGTTGGACCAACATTACCTTGCGCTCCTGTTGGACCTGTTGGACCTTGATTGCCTTGAACGCCTTGTTCGCCTTGTATGCCTTGCGCCCCAGTTGGACCAACGCCTGACGGACCAGTTGGACCAGCGATTGTAGATGCCGCACCCGTTGGACCCGTTGGACCAGTTGCGCCTGTGTCACCTTGATTGCCTTGAATCCCTTGAATACCCTGTGAGCCTGTTGGACCAGCGTTGCCTTGATCGCCCTGAGCGCCAGTTGGTCCTGTCGGACCTTGTACAGTTGATGCCGCCCCAGTAGCGCCTGTCGGACCAACGTTGCCTTGAGCGCCTTGTATGCCTTGTGGACCAGTCGCACCAAGATTGCCTTGAACTCCTTGTAATCCTGTTGGACCAGTTGCTCCCGTTGGACCAACTGCGGTTGATGCCGCACCAGTTGGACCAGTCGGACCATTGCCGCCAGTCGGACCAGTCGCACCCGCTACGCCCGTTGGACCTTGTGACCCCGTTGGACCGCCTGACGCTCCCGCTGGACCAGTTGGACCAATAACGCCTTGATTTATAGTTAAAGTTACTTGCTGTGCTTTGTCGTATTCAAATGGCATGATAAGTCCTAAACATTAATGATTGCGTCAGAGCGCACAATAAACAACAAGAAAATAATCATGTCATTTGCTGGAGTAGAGCCAATAGACGGAAAACTAATTTTGATACGCCCTGAAAACCCAGCGCCGTTTACGCTATTAATGTCTAGCTCAGGCTGGTTTGCTATTAAGCCCCATGCATTATCTTCAATAACTAACGTAAAAGTGCCAGTCAAATCATCTTTGTTTTCAATAGTTAACGGGATTGCCGTAGGCGTAGGCGTGTAATCGCCAATATCAAACGTCAAACCATAGCGGGAATCTCGCACATTGGTCAGCGTTCTACGAATAATTTGAGCATCAATAGATGCGTAAGTTAAATCTAGGGGGTTGCCGTCAGCATCGTTAAGGGTCAGATTCCAAAAGGTATTCTGTTCCCAAACTAATTCGCCAGCAATAATTTGATTGTCAAACCCGCTTATCTGAGTAAGCGTGTTTTTGTTAAAGACTGCCATGATCTCTCCAATTCTCGGTATTTAGGAAGTGGCACTCCACTCACCCACGAATCATGTATTGTCTTGTTTTTAAGATTCTACCTTATTGGCATCTTCTTGAACAGTATTTACTGGCATCCATTTGCCTGTGTAACCCATTGCAGAATTTATATACCGCACTTGCATTTCCATTGTTCCGTCTGCTTTTTGTAAATGACGAAACTCAGGAACGCTATTTGGATAAATTCTACCCTGTGCGTATGTTGTCATTTTACTGCGGCGTTGGTGTTGGTTCAAAATCAATCGTTGGCTGGATTGGCGCAACATAAGGCGCAATTTCACCAAACTCACCTGCTTTTGCACGATTGTATAAATCAACGCCCCAAGGTTCGGGGTCAAAAGAAGTTGCACCAAAAGGCATTTCTTCTACAAATTCTTCCCATTTAACAGTAAGAATAATAATAGTTCCTTCTTCATTGTTATAAATTGGATTTTTTGCGTATTCAAGTGTAAACATAATTTTTCCTTTAAGAAACTCTACAAATTAATCCACCAATAAAATTTATACTGCCGCCAGAAGTGCTTCCAGTCATCCATTTCCAAGTTCCTGAAAGTCCGGTTCTTTTACTTGATACACCGACATAATTATCGCCGTTATCATATATAAATCCAGTAACAGCATTTACAGTTCCGTTTGTACTTCCAACAGAATAATTTGACCCTTGAACAACTGAACTTTGTGTACCGTCCTGTGTGCCATTGTAAGAACCCCAACAATAACTTCCAACAGTATTAAATGCAGGGCAAGCAACACTTAAAGTACCAGTTGAGGTAATTGTGCCACCTTGCAATCCGTTACCAGTTGCGACTGAGGTTACTGTACCTGCCCCAACAGAATTGCTAGATGCAGATGTAATGTGTCCTTGCGCATTAACTGTAATTGTTGCCGCAGTATAAGTGTTTGCAGTCACGCCTGAGTTAGCATGAGCAATGGTTAAAGAACTACCCAAAGCCGTTGTTGCGCCGCCTGTAATGGGAGAAGTTGTATTAACAGTAATAGAACTGTTTTGCAGTCCTGTATTATCAGTTTGACCTGATGTATTAAGTTTGTTCGCAAATTGCGCTAGGTTAAAGGCTTGTGTCATTAGACTGCTCCCGTTCTTGCAAAGGTTTGTTGGACCATAATATTGGTAATTGTAGTAGGTGAAGTGGTTAATGTATAGGTGTTTGTGCCAGTTGTAAAATCTGTGCCTTGTTTAAATAAAACCCCGTTACTAAACAAATTAAAGGCGTTTACATTGTAATTAAATGGGTAAATTGTCTGTCCTATTACGGTAAAAGCATCCACGTTTACAGGCGTTCCGTTAGCTACTCCAAGGTTATTTGGCGACCATTGTATGATTTGCAAGTCCCCTGATGCGTTACCAACAAAAGTAATGTCCTGCCCAGTTATGTCATAGTCTTGAGAATTAACGATTGTGCCATTTAGGAACAATAGCTCAAACCCCGTATTAAGTGTAAACCCTGATGCGGTATAAGTTGCCTGATTAGTTAGTGTTGCGCCATAACGGTTAAACGATGTATATACGCCTGTTGTAGAATTGACCGATTTAAACGATGTAATAGTAATAATATCGCCAGCCGTAGCGCCTGTGGCTAAGGTAACTGTGCCAGTTGAGCCAGCCGTATCTGTGTATTCAGATTCGTCTAATAAACAGCCGTTTTGCATAACCCAGCAGTTGTCTACAATATAACCCGCCGCCCTAGTTACCGTAAAGACTGTTTGCCCGCTTGTAGCTGTAAAAATTTCTTGAGTATAGTTAAAGTCATCAGGCGTTTCAAACCCTACCACTCGCCCGTAAATATCAATAGTAAGCGTTGCAACGTTGGCGGTCTGAGTATAAGCCCCGCCAAAATCTAAATATTGTTGCAAAGATGCAACAAAGCTACCTTGAGCATTGTTTGTTACGGCAATCTCTCCCGTGCCGACTGAGGTTGTTCCTGTCTGAATTAACTGCCCTGTGCGCTGGTCAAGGTCAATATTGTTTGTGCCGTCAGGCAATCCACCCCAAATAGATGGGGGATATACCAAAGTTGACGTAGGCACAAATGCGCCTGTGTTTGCCGCAAACGCCGCAAAGCCTGTGCTAAAGCTAAATAAACGCCCGCCCCTATTTGAGTAAAGCAAATAGATTAATGAGCCGCTAGAGTTAAAAGCCGTAGGGGCTAATATCCAAGTGTAGTCTGCTGGATTTGTACTAACGTCTGTGCCGCTTGTGTTGTGCAAACCATAATACGTATGCCCTCTAGGGTCTAAATCAAACCCTGTCCCGTCAATAGCATCGGCATAAGCTACGTTTAAATATTTAAGGCTGTATTGATAAGTGCTTGGACGCCATTGTAGTAAAGTGCTTGGCGGGCTATAACTTGAGCTTCCAAGGCTATTAACCATACGATCAAAAAAATACCAGTTGCCCGCTGGAATGTTAGTTAATGTAACAATCGGCAATAAAGTGCTGACCCCCCAAGGCGTTCCGCTAGAT